CACCACCTAACAAGTAGTAAGCGAGTACTCTTGATGCTGATTGCTCTAAAAATTCTACATCTCTCTCGGGATATAGAACCATCTTCAACCATTCTTGAGTTGGCCTCAAGTATCGGTATCCTTCGGATTGGTAGCCTAGAAATTTTCGTTCAGACTGAGTATTTGCAATTCGAAGCTTTTCAACTTTAAGCTTTAGACCAAAATTGGCTAATGCGACAGTTGAGACATGTTCTGGGTTGATCTTGTTCTTGTACTGACCGTTGGGGATCAGAAAAGATGAATCATCGCCTAGGAAGCGGAAGCGATAGCCACCGAAACCAAAATAGTCGTCAATTGCGAGAACAGCAATATAGTTGACGATCGTACCAATGCATTGAGTGAAAAAGGAACCACTCGGAATGCCGTGTACTTTGGCGTAGACAGAACCGTCTGGGAGCATGATTTTTGTTTTCTTGAAATACGTCTGGAGAAAATTCCGTACTCTGGAGTTTTTTTCAGCCATGTAGGCATCACCAAAGACATCTTCGCCATCGTGAGAAGTGAATCGTTCATCGAATGATGAGAAAAGAATATCAAAAGCATCATCAATGAGAAAGTTGGGAACAGAAGCGTCAAAACCAGACCAGTCGAGTGTTACCTCGGTAGCCTCGGCATGGGAAGCAATGCCAGAGTTGAGCTGCTTAGCTAGTTCGATCATCGATCCTTCACCGAAATGAATTTCGGGAACGTGTTCTTCAAGGAATCGGTAGTATGGGAGGGCCCATTTACCTTCCAAGATCGAAAGTTCGAAGGGATAAACCCAAACGGGTCTAGACTTCGGTTCTTCGACATCGGATAAGTGTCCACGAAGAGCAAGTTTGCAAGGAGGGATGTACACATGTCGATTTGCGCCAACCATGTGGGCAATGTAACTTGCATGGTCAAAACCTTCTTCAACGCACTCAGATTTTTTCTTTCCAGGGAAAGTAAATCCAGCGGCAGAATCGAGGTTCATCTCGTCACAGACATTGGGGACGGAAAGACGGTGAAGTGGGGTTTGCGGAGTGAAAACATGTTTCGCCTTTTGGAGCGCACGCCGATAGCATTCATAGAACTGAGCGTTCATGCCAGATTTGCGTTTTTCGCGACCAGAAAAGGAGGCAAAAGCTTGGAGACCAAACTTAAGCTGTGCTTTCTTTGAAAACCCTTGAACATCATCGTACTCGGATTTGTCCCACAGTTTCATCGCCTTTCGGACGAATGGGTCTGTGTTCATGCGAGTCTCTTCGACATTGTAGGAGTAAGCCCATTTATCATTCACAGGAATGATACCTGGGGTGTGAGACAGGTATTTGTGAAAATCGGGAAGACTTTCAATTTCAGATAGTAGCATACGGGTAAATCTCTCTTGTG